GAGCACTTGACTTTTAATCAAGTTGTCGGGGGTTCGAATCCCCCGTGTCTCACTAAGATGAGAAAACTCATTGCTTTTAGTGATGAGTTTTTTTATTGTATTCGTATAACCTTCTCACTTAAATTTAGAGGTCAAGCACACAGAAAGTGAGGTTGTTATTATGAAACAAATCCAAATGAACAAATCTAAAAATTTATCTGTAGAGGACGCTTATGATTTATTTATCAGAAAGTGTCGTGTCAAGAATTTATCCCAAGCATCTATTGTGTCATACGAGAATAAGATTCATCCGTTTGTAGATTACTGTGAAGGTGGTCTTATCAGTGCGGTTACAATCGACACAGTGGATGGATTTATCAATCATCTTAAAACAGAACATAATGTGAATGATGTATCTGTCGTATCTTATTTACGGTCTGTGAGAGCGTTCCTATATTATTGCATGGAATGTAACTACATGACCACATTCAAAATTCATCTTCCAAAAGCACAGAAGGACATTAAGGAAACTTACTCGAATGAACAGTTGGAGAAATTATTAGCCAAGCCAGACCTCAATAGTTGCTCTTTTACGGAGTTTAAGACATGGGTGTTTGAAAACTATATGCTTGCTACTGGAAATCGTCTCAGTACGGCTTTAAACGTCCATATCAAGGATATTGACTTTGATAATGGAATGATTATGTTGCGTAAGACAAAGAACCGTAGACAGCAGTTAATTCCACTCTCAGCATCCTTATCTGAGATATTGAGAGAGTATCTTGATATTCGTGGTGGAAATCCTGATGATTTTCTCTTTTGTAATAACTATGGTGAGCAAGCCAGTAACAGGACATGGCAGACATTAGTGTATCGCTATAACATTAAGCATGGTGTCAATGTCACGAGTATACATTCATTCCGACATACTTTCGCAAAGAACTGGATTCTCTCAGGGGGTGATATTGTAAGATTAAAGACCATCATGGGACACAGTAATATTGCAGTCACGAATGAATACCTTGCTATGTTTGGTCAGGATTTGCAGATGGATTTTGAGAAGTTCAATCCATTAGATAACTTGAAGAACAGAAACAGAGAACAAATCAAAATGTAAAGGAGAATATCATAATGAAGAAATGGATTAAGGCAGATAACGGAAGATCAACACAGGTGATTGAATTTAATGATGGCTCAAAGATGGAACTGCCATTAGATAATCATGGAAATTTAAAATGGTTTGATGATGAATTATTAAGGAAGACTAACTATTAAAAGTCAAGCCTTAAAATGATATTTTTTGAATAAAGTACAGAAATGTATTTTAGATATATTTGGAACTCAGTTAGAGTTCCTTGAACCTTGAAAACTGTATGACAAAAAGAGCATCGTGATAGGTGCTCAAAAAAGGAGTATTGAATTAGAAAGATTTAAGCTGCTTTTATGTATTGCTGCTTTGTTTTTTCAAGATGATAAATCACTCGAACCAATTTTTTTACAGCGTGTGATATGGCAACATTGTAATGTTTACCTTCCGCTCGTTTTTTAGCAAGATAGGCTGCAAATGTTGGATCCCAGTGGCAGACATATTTGGTGGCATTATACAAAGCGTATCGCAGGTATCTGGAGCCACGTTTTTCCATATGTGCGTAGGCACCATCCAGTTGTCCGGATTGATATGTTGATGGCGAAAAGCCGGCATAAGCTAAGATCTTATCAGGAGAATCAAAACGATTGAAATCACCGATCTCGGCAATAATCATAGATCCCATGCGATAGTTGATTCCAGGAATGCTAAGAATTGGAGAGTTGATTTCATCCATGATGATTTTAATCTCATTTTCGATTTCATCAATCTCTGAATCAAGTTCCTGAATAAGTTTGATGGTGTGCTTCAATTCAAGAGATTTGGCTGGCATATTTGAGCCGATAGAAGCTCTTGCAGAATCTCTGAAAGTAATAGCAGTATCTTTACCATATCGACCTTTGGAAGATTCGGAAAGAAGATTTGTAAGTCTGGTAAGGTGTGCAGTAGCTACATGTTTAGCACTGGGAAATTCAGAAAGCAATGCATAAACAGATGCCATATGAAGTGTTGGTACAAGTTTTTCTAATTCAGGGAATAAGATACAGACCAGTCTTGAAACGGAAGTTTTTAGCTTGGCACGTTCTTTTACTTTATCAAAACGATAACGAGTTAATGACTTTAACTCTTCGTTGTGGTAAGATGTGTCTGAGTAGGACTTTAAGTTCACATCAGACATGAGCATGGAAGCAATCGTGCGGGCATCTACTTTATCCGTTTTCGTCTGTCTAAGGCTTAGACTTTTTCTGTACAGATTTGTATGTAACGGATTGATAACATAGGTGGGCAGACCTTTATCAATGAGATATCCAAGGAGATTGTAACTATAGTGTCCAGTGGCTTCCAGTCCTACTTTTACTTTTGTCACATCATCCATAACGGATTCAATCTTTTGATAAAGATCATTAAAACCATCTAAGTTGTTGAAGATGGTAAATGCTTTAAACAACACTTCGCTATCAGAGTTGGTGATAAAGCAATCATGCTTATCCTTTGCAACATCAATTCCTATGTAAATCATAATAAATCTCCTTTGAAATGTATTAATGCTGTTTTAGAACCACAGGGTGCTCCTTGCGATTGTAACCTCGTTCTAAATAAACCGTCATGCGGTATCTAACTGATTAACAAATGAACAAAGAGACTGTGGTTGGAGCCTTCCTAAAACCATCAAGTGGTAGGAGAAATAAAACCAATCCACAGCATCTTATATATCATAGTCGAACCTACAGAAGAGGTAAAGAATGGACTATGACCTAATAGTTGTAAAGACCTTGGAGAGGGTCTATAAAAACTACTACTATATAATACGAGGAGAATAAATGAATTATGCGAATGTATTTGGTCGTACCCAGAAACAGTTTGATATGACCATGAATCGAGAAAAAATCACAGTTACAGATTTCTTCAACTCAGATACCAAGTATGATGTATTCTTTCGTAGGAATCAGCGTAGTACAACACCACAGGGCAAGGTTAGATTCTTCTATGCTCAGAGTACACCTATTCATATTGGAACTATCTTTGTATTGAATGGAGAAAATTTTATTGTAACTTCTCAAGATGGAATTGAGAGTGATATATATTTTATATCTATTGCAGTCAGAAGTGATATGACCTATAAGGTTAAGACAGATAAGGGTACTGCCAGTATTCCATTTGTTGTAGTATCTGACAAGTGGACTGTGGCTCATGGAACTATTACACAGTTGAATGGTGCAGTAGCTTTATATACTGGTTATAACAGTGCAGTGGAGAATATAAAGGTGAATGATTCGTTTAGAGGATTTGGCAACTATTACAAGGTTGGGAATACCTTTAAGAATAATAATCTGTTCTATATGTATTTGGAGCAGACGCAAGCACCGATTGACAACTATAAGATGAAATATACTGGTGTAACCTCATTTGATCTGAAGGAGAGCAACACATATCAGTTGACTTATTCCGTGACCAACAATGGGAATGTTGTAGAGAATCCACATATATCATATAAATCTTCTAATGTTGAGATTGCTACAGTTGATGATAATGGTCTTATGACTATGCTTCAAGAAGGTTCAGTTGATATTGTTGCTTCATGCGGTGGTGCTACCTGTACAACAACTATGACTATTGCAGATACAACACCGAAAGTCAATTACACAACGAGCATATCAACATCTACAGATACAATTAAGGTTGGTGGCTCTTATAAGACACTTACTTGTCTGTTTACTGATAAGAATGGACAGGATATTACAGAAACAGTCGTTGCTGATATGACAACTGCTGACTTTGTATGGACTTGCTTCATTGATGGAACTGAATATACAAATAATTCTATGGTCGTTTGGTATAAGGGTTCGTCTACTAATAGCAAGAGAATGAAGTTGACTTCTGCTGCACAGAGTTATCTTGCACATACAATCACTATCAAGTGTACAGTCAACGGTGTAACAGCAAGTAAAAATTTGGAAATGACTGAGTAGAAACACTAAAATGTTCGAAGCAAACATCCCCATTTTTGCCTTATATATCAGGTGATTATGGGGATGTTGGAATAAAAATTCGTTTCCTTTGAATGGTATAGAAGAGAAAAGGAAAATTTTAATGAAAAAATACAACTCCGAAAACCCTTGATTTATAAGTCTTTTTGATATATTTTTATAAAAAAATTGACTTTCTTAAATGTATAGAAGAGAAACGCATAAATGTTCGAAAAACTCATTCACTAAAAACATTGATTTATAAGAGGTTTCGGGTACTTTTTACAAAAAATTTGATTTCCTTAAATGTATAGTAATAAGTGTAAATTAGGAAAAGCTAAAAGTCGTGTAGCCCTTGATTTTACAAGGTTTACAACAACCACGTCTGTTTTTCTTATTATGTAAGAGAGAGTATAAATGTTCGATTTAGAAACTCTTATATTTCCTAGTATTTTCAAGCCTTTAAGCACAATTTCATTTTTTCTATCTTATGGTAGGAAGATAAGTTTTGTATAAAATTTAATTAAAGTGGTATCATCAATTCCCGAAACCCTTATAAAATAAGCAAATTTTGGATTTCTCTATTTTGAGAAAATGACATAAAGGGAAGGACGATAAAAGAAGTTTTGCATACTTTTTTTCTATTTGCGGAATCCAATTCCCCAAAACCCTTGCTACATAAGCATTTCAGCGATTTCCCAAAAATGAGAAAACGGACTAAGGGGGATGATGGTTTTGATGCATAAAAATTTGGCTAATGGGGACAGTAATTCTCACAAATGCCTATAAAATAAGGAAATTCTCGATTGGTCAAATTTGACTTGTCGGCTAAGGGGGACGAGCAAAAATAAAAAATGTAGTAGCTAGGCTTTTGTTAAAAATTCGACCATAAATATTGGGTTATTTTATTATGTTTAAAATTTTGTAACCCATTACTAATGGTCGAAAATTATACTCCAAATGTTTATATATGGAGAACAACATATCATGCACAAAAATATTCGGCAACTATGCACGATTATTACTTAGTAACTCTCTCAGAATCCTTGATTTTCTTAGGTTTTTCAAGGCTTTCAGCGTTTGACTTAATGGGTGTAATATGGGGGGAAATAACTGCACAAAAAATGGTGTAATTATTGCCGAATTAAATTCCCTAAACCCTTGTAAAATAAGGCATTCCGAGGTCATTACAATGGGTGTAATATGGAGGGAAGAAAAACTGCACGATTATTTTGTTATCGTTTCCCAAAACCCTTGATTTTATTGGCTTTCAGGATTTGCTTAACGTCCGTTATATGGAAGGAAGAAAAAATTTTGCGGAACGAAATTGTTGAAAATGTAGTATTTTCAATAGTTTAATGGGTATCAAATGAGGGTGTTATATGGAGACAAAAAAAAATTCGCATCCAAAATAGACTATTTTTGTGCAGACATAATTATTTTGACATATAGAAAACATAGCAGTATCAATGGTTTTAGAGTTTGAGTAAATGCCCCCTTATGAGGAGAAGCAAAAAACTGTTAAAAATGGAATCTTTTTGTACATACTTAACTGATTTTGACACTCTGAAATGCCTATAAAATAAAGATATTTTGGAGTTGGAGTTAAGTGAACTTATGAGGAGAAATCAGCGAGAAAATAGAAATAGACATGTACCACAAATAGAAATCCTTATATCTCCTACAATTTATAAGGATAAAGTGGTATTTTTGTGTAGCTATATATCACTAATGGAAAACAATGAAATCGTCATAAAATAGAAATGGACTTGTTCGATTTAGAAAATCCTTATACTACCTATAATTTATAAGGACAAAATGATGTTTTTAGCTTCGTATATATCACATATGGAATACAATGTTTGATTTAGAAATGGACAGTACCACAAATAGAAATCCTTATATTTCCTATGATTTACAAGACTTTACGGCTGTTTTTATGGTGTTATATATCATATATGGAAAGTAATGTGAAGTTTTAGAAATGGACATTAAGACATAGCCAAATCCTTATATTACCTATGGATTATAAGGTTTTACAGCCGTTTTTGTGTACGTATATATCATATATGGAAAACCATGTGAATGAGAAACGTTAATGTGTGAAGTTTCTTACAACTCCGAAAACTCTTGATACATAAGGTTTTCAAAGTACATTTTCACAAAAAATTTATTTTTCTTAAATGTATATAGAAACTAGATTTTGTCGATAAATAGAAAATCTTCAAAATCATTATATATCAATGGTTTTCTGGCATATTTTTATAAAATATTCGATTTTCTTAAATGTAGAAAGAAGAAACCTCAATTTGTCGAGTTTTATAAAAGCCCTACAACCCTTGATTTTACTAGGGTTACAGGCACTATGCACGTTTTTCTTATTATGTATAGTAAATAGAATATTGAAATATTTTAGGAGCATACTTCGGTATGTTCCTTTTTTGATGCAAGAAAGTTGCGTAGATTTGGTTAGTGCAAAAATTTTGCACACACCAATTTACATATATAACAAACACACAATGTATTGTGGGGCGTAAACATGAACTCAGTGAGGGCATGATAGAGCAACACAGAAAGGAGCAATTTAATGGAACTTAATATTGAAGGATTAACACAGGAGCAGATTGAAGCAGTAACAAAACTTGTACAGTCGGAAACAGATAAGGTCAGAACAAAGTACAGTTCGGAACTTAAAACTGTCAATGATGAATTAGCACAGTACAAACCTGCGGAGAAATCTGATGCAGAAAAAGCTTTAGAACAGCGTATTGCTAATCTTGAAGCAAAGGAAAAGGAAGTAGCCAATAAGGAAAGAGCAATGACGATTGCCGACAAACTTAAAGCTAAAGGACTTCCTAGCGAACTGGCACAGTATCTTAATGTTGGTGAGGATATTGATGGCTCAATAGATAAGGTAGGTGACGCACTCGGCAACTACTTTCTCGGACAGGTATCAAATCCCAGTGGCAATCACGCTACCAACAAAGGAATCACCAAAGCCGATTTCGCCAAAATGTCTTACTCTGAAAGAGCAAAACTTTTTCAGGAGAATAATGAACTTTATAAAGCACTTAGTAAATAGGAACTGTTAATCTCACCCTCCGTCCATTTGGACGGAATTGGATTTAGTTCTTTTTTTATTGTGCGGAAAGGACTGACAAATGGATGTAAACACAATCCAAACTGCCATAAGTACGCTTGGCTTTCCTATCGTGTGTGTTCTTTTCTTGGGTTGGTTCATCTGGAAGATCTGGATGAGTCAGCAAGACCAGAACAAAGAGCGAGAGGATAAGTTATATGAGTATCTTGGCAAAGCACAGGCGGTCAATGAACAGTTGACAAACACTAATTCAGAATTTGTAAACGTATTAAATACATACAAATCTGATTTGGACACTATCAAAAATGATGTAACAGAAATTAAGCAAAACATGAAAGGTTAATAAGGTGAATTTATATGGCAACAATTAACAATACAACAACTAGCGCAGTGAATAAAAACATGATTATTCCAGAAGTATACTCAGCACTTGTACAGGAAAAGATTGCAGGAAAGTGCCACGTAGCAAATATGGCAAAGGTACTTGGTGACTTACAGGGTAAGCCGGGCGAGACACTTACTGTACCTTCAATCGTATATGATGGAGACGCAACTGATTGGACTCCTGGTACTGCTATGTCAGCAACAAATCTTAAGACAAAGACAAAGAGCTTTACAATCAAAGCAATCGCAGCACCTGCATATGACATCTATGATTTCGATTCTGAAACTGAGATGTTCAACTCTATTGAGAACGCTTCGAAAAATCAGTCCACAGCAATCGCAAGAAAAATGGATGCTGACTGTATCACAGAAGCACTTAAAGCTCCATTCAAGGCAACAGTAGCTACAAGCGGTGTGATTACACAGGATGAGTTACTTGACGCTCTTGGTCTGTTTGGTGACGACAGAAATGTTGAGGACTTCGCAGGAGCAGGTATCGTAGCACACTCAGCATTTGCTAAGTCATTCTACGGCATGGAGTTATTCGTGAAATCAACATCAACAACTGCACAGGCAGGAAATGGTATCGTTCGTGGTGATTGTATCGGTTCGTTCCTTGGAATCAACGTATACCTCTCTGACAGATGTGTAGAAGCAAGCAAGCCAGTAATGTTTATCATCAAAACTGATGCTCTTGGCATTATTCCAAAAGAGACTCCATTCTCTGAGGTCGCTCGTGACGCTTCTAAGAGACTTAATACAATCTACTGCTCAGATACATACGCTTGCGGTGTGATTGATGAGTCAGGAATCGTTGTTATTCGTGAGAAAGTAGGAAAATAATTTGACTTAGTGGGGGTGGTGTCCATTTAGGACACTGCCCTTTTAAGGAAGGACAAGACAAATGTTAGACGGAACAGTATTACAAAGATTAAGAATGAGGTCGGGCAAGACATTAGTACAAGTGGCTGATTGGTGCAATGTATCTAAGAGGTACATCATTTATATTGAACAGAATAAAGAAGTACCAAGCGAAGAAACATATGAAGCTTATCTGAACTGTGTCTATGGCATTGGAAAGCCACTGCCACATGAGCCACGATGTAATCAGACCTCTAGGAAAAAGAAGTCAGGTGAAGAATAATGGGATTATTCAGTAGAATTTTTGGTGGCAAGTCAGTTAGGTCTGCTGCAACTTCCGCATCATTTCTCGGTGCATATCGTGAAGCAGGTGGACAATCCTATGACGGTGGTGGATGGGGATTAGACCGATTCAACAGTATCATAGATGCTCACTCTTCTGTAGACGATATGATTGAAGAGTGGGGACTTGCTGATGAAGGTTGTCGGTATCAGTCATTAGATGGATATTCTAATCCGTACACACAAGCGTATAGAGAAGAAAGAGAACGTGCAGAAGAAGAAGTAGAGGTTCTTGCAATGTTCGGAGAAGAGATAGATGTGGAACTTCTCATTGATTGGGGCACTGTAGAAGAGAACGCTTATGAGTATGCAGAAGAACTTGCACAGGCATGGCTTGATGGAGATGAATGGATTCCAGAAGAGATTATGGACTGGGCTTGGTACGACTTGTCAGATCATAATTTATAAGGAACAAAAGGAATAGAAGGTGCAATAATGACAGGAAAAGAGTTTCGCATATGGCGAAGATACAAAGAAATTTCTCAACAAGTAGTTGCGTCATTTGCGGAATGTAATAAGAGCACAATATGTCGTTGGGAAAAGGAACAAATCAATTTATATCCAGACCTATACAATAAGGTTATGGAGTTCTATGAAAATCATAAATAATCTTACGCACAAATCTGTGCGAAAAAATCACAAAGAAACTGGAAAACGATAACCAGTATAAATAAACGCAGTAACCAAAAACAGGTAGAAAGGAAAGGTGAGATAACTTATATGACATTTAGTTATTCCATCTTCTTCTTTTATCATGGTGAGTTATCTCACTGTGGTAAACAGAATGAAGGAAGAATATAGACAGAAATTATTAAAAGGAAACGAATGGATTGATGGCACAGATGAATATGGTCTTACATTAACAGACGACTTAGATTCACTTTTATCATGCGCTATCTTAAAACAGATTAAAGGTTGGAATATTGAAAGTGCATTTATATTTAATGACAATAAAGTGCATGAAAAAGATAAGCAGAAACTTGACTGCTATTATAAAATCGCTGATACAGATAATGAACAGATTGGTGTAGACTTTGCTAAAGCACAGGGAAAATGTTTCGACAATCATCTTACACAGTTTACATATCACGAAGAAATAAATCCACAAGCAATCAATTTAAACAGAGTACAGAACATTTACAGAGAGAAATACTGCAAGAAGTATAATCTGTCAACTGTATTACTTCTATGGTCTTTATATGATTTACCAAAGGAAAAATTAACAGATGAACTAATGATGTTGCTCATAGCAATAGATTCAAGTGACGCTGGCTTTTACACAGATAAAAGATGGGTGGGCATACATGAGTATTGGATAAATGAGGTACTTGATCTGCCGGAATTATTAGAGTTTGAGCGCAGTCATACAAAGGAAGATTTTAACAAATTTAAAAGAGAGCTAGGCTTAGTAAAAGGTCGTAGCAAGATTTGGGTAGAAGATAAAAAGTTATGCACTGACATAGACCTTGAAGCAGTGAATGAAATCTTATGGTGGAACACTGATATAGAGATTAAGCTACCAGAAGTGGACTTCTATCGTAATGGCATATATAAAGACAACATCGTAAACATACAAGGATTTCCAAGTAGTATTGATTCTATTTGTGACAATCCTTTTTCTTATGCCATGACAAGTAAATATGCAGTGGCAGTATCAGAACAGGTGATGTAATGAATTATTCAAATGAACATAAAACAGAGTGCTATATATTCAGTGGATATGTAGCCAATGAATTGCTGAGACGTGGGTACAGAATAACTCACGTCAAGGCAGACAAGAAGAACAAGCAACGCTCAGTATTCTTATTCAAAGTGGAGAATAATATAGAAAGAGCTATTGACTCTATTACTGAGCAGATGAATTAGCTACCTATTTAGGTAGAGTATTTCCATAATACTCCTTAAATTTTTTGCATAGTTAATATTTTTTAGACTTTTTCTCCATTTGGAGAAGAAGTCTAATCCTCCCAAAAGAAAGGACACAGAAAGATGAATGAATATTTTTATGAAATGACAAAAGACTTAAACAACAGAGAGTTTGAGAAAGTATATAAATCATACAGAAAGGGGAACAAGATTCATGAAAGAGAAAGATACAGTGATAATCTTCACGGCAAAGAAAGCGAGAACTTTATTGAAGATGGGTTATACGCTTGTGGATATTAAGCCGGACAAGATGGATGTAGATCATAAGAGAAGTGTATTCGTTTTCAAGAATGAAGATGGAATTTTGGAGAATATATAAGTGGCTCAAAATTGAATCAAATTTATCTTTATCACTTAAAGGAATAATCGTCTGCCCTGTCGGGCATCCGTTCCTTGAAGTAAGAAAGAGAAGTTTGCAATTTTTCACTTGGAAGATACATATTCATTAACTGTCCACTTGCGTGTCCAGTTTTATCACATCTCAACTTACATTTTGAAACACATTTCTTAATGGAAACCAAGTGAAGAAAACAACACAGGCGTATGCCACTCGTACCTACAACTTTCCAAAATCGTCCACTCAGAACACACATATTAGAGAGAGTAATAGATATGTACTTTCTGACTGGTCGAAAATGGAAAATCAAAATGCGACAAGAGTGAGTGCGTCAGCACGAACTAATCAATATGTCAAACAAAACACAAAAAGGAGAATTAAAGAATGAAGACAACAAATTACACACAAAGAGGAAAGAAGTATATCTATTCAGTTGCAAGAGCAAATGAGTTCATGCAGAGAGGTTATCGTTGCTTAGAGACAGGTTTTAATGCAAAGCAACAGAGATTCTTTTGGGTATTCGATTATCAGGAAGTTCAACCTTTTTATGATGAGCAGAATAGATAAGTAAGAGGAAGGATTAAAGCAATTATGATAGAGTTAAATAAAGAATACACATACAAACAGTTGTGTGAATTATTAGGATGGAAAAATTATTCAGGTGGTAATGGCAAGAAAGCACAAATCAAAGAGATAGAATCATCATTTGAATTTTATCATCCTATGAATAAGAAAACCCACAAGGAGAAGAAGTCATATATCTTTACAAAGCAGTTGAAAGATTTGGTCGAGCCATCAGTTCAGAATAATGGTGGTAGTAATAATAATAAGAATATTACACCTATGATGGATTACCTTCTTCGTATAGCAAGCGAAAAAGAATTTAATGTTGGTACTGATATGACATTAACTCATTGGTTCTGTGGCAGTGCAGGTCTTGATTTAATGGATAGGGATATATATGTTGAACAGTTTGGCTCAGATGAAGAGTTAGCACCATTTTGTGCTGAGTATCATATCTCCAAGCCGAGATTATTTCGGGAGTACATGGGAATTATTAGAAAGCATACAAAGGATATATTTTTAAAAGCTTTAGAGGTCATGGCTAAGAAAAATTTAGTCGAGTACATAGATGGCTATGAGTTCTATTACAAGATGAATAAACGTGGTCGCATGGGAAATATATTCACAGATGAGTTGAATGATACAGTGCATGATCTTGAAGAGAAGTATTGTAATGAACTCAATGATGCTTACAATCTCAGTCAGAAGATGGCAGGTAGACGATTACTTATGTGTATAAATAGAAAGCCAGAGATTAAGGAACAGTTTGATGATTTTATGAATAATGATTTGAATGTTGTTCCTGTGTGGGATATTCTCAACGTGCGTATTGATGAAGAATATAAATATAGTTGTCATGTAGATGATGAACATAGTATTCAATCATATTATCGTGCAATCGAAATTGATATGATAGAAGATACAATCAATCAGGACTGTGATAAAGATGGTCTTGCAACAGCCGTTACAAATGTTATTCGCAGAGTGAGTCGCCGGGAATTACTCAATAAGAAGTGGAAAGATAAATATGGAAATGTTCATATGACTTATGACTCATGGGAAGATGCTACTGATATAGTGGCTATTGAGAAATTATTATTCACACATTTTGACGAGGACTTTGATGATGGAACGTCACTTGATTTAGCGGTGCTTGAAATTCAGGATTCTCAGAATGAGAATGCTGAGAATGGTAAATCAGATGGGTTCTCGGAGATACCGACATCTCCAGAAGATGAGGAAGAATTAAACAGATTATTTGATAGGGTGTCTATTGCATAGGCATCCTTTTTCATTGCACTCCAATTGGAGTGCAGTTTTAGAAAGTGAGGAACATAAAATGAGAAAGAAAGATTTAATTGCAGAGAACAAAAGATTAAAAGATGAGGTTGAAGATTTAAAGCGTCAGTTGACATATGCAAAGACACAAATAGATATAAAGGATATTTGCTTGATGCTTAATAAGGAAAGAGAGGTATATCATGACTAAAGAAAAGACAATTATGCAAGCATTAACAGAGGTTGTTCCTAACTATCTTGCGTCATATCTTTGTTGGTATTACTCTGATCCGAACAAAAGAATCAGTTGGGATGAACTCTGTAAATCAGATGCTAACTTTAGAAGTAAAAGCGGTGGGAATAAAACAGAAGATTTTGCGGAGCAGAATTGGCTCATTCGTGATGATGTTCAGAAAGCAATGATTATCTATTTGCAGTATATGAAGCGTTATAACTTTATGAAACGTTATCAAGAGATGAATAAGAAAGCATTATCTGGTGACGTGAACAGTGCAAAGTATGTTGATGAAATGGATAAGCTACTCGATAAAATGTCAGTTGATAAATCTACGGAGAGTGAAATTGATAAACTCTTACAGGGGGTGAATATCAATGCAGATTAGTTTAGATACTGCCAAGAAATTAAATTGGCTATGGAAAGACGAAAACAAGATTGCATGGATAGAAACCTTTATTAAGATTGCTGATAAGGATGGAAATATTGTTCCTTTTATCTTGACTGATGAACAGAGAAAACTTGTTGAGAATTTGGCTCATCAGAATATCATAAGCAAGTCAAGACAGTTGGGAATTTCTGTAGTAACAGTAGCCCTCAGTATTAGGGCTTGTGTTGTAAATCCAAATACTAACTGTGTGCTTATATCACATAATCAGTCCAGTACAAATGCCGTGTTTGATAAATTAAAGCAACAGTTCTATTCATTACCCGATTGGGTAAGACCTAAATTGATACAGAATAATAGACAGGCACTTACATTTGAGAATGGTTCTTCTATCGTGTGTATGACAGCAGGTAATAAGGATTGTGGACGTGGCAGCACGTACTCTGGTGGAATAGTTCATTTATCGGAGTTTGCGTTTTGGAAAGACCAACAGAGACAGTTAAAATCTATTATGCAAGCGGTTACATCATCATCTACAGTCATAATTGAGTCAACATCAAATGGCTATAATGAATATTCAAATTTATTTTTACAGGCAAGGAATGGGGAGAATGCGTTTAAACCATTCTTTTTTAATTGGATAAATGGACGTTCATTATTTAAGTCACAGTACGATGAATCAGTGAAATTGTATAAGGCACAACATGGTGGAAAGATGCTTACTGAGGATGAATATGATGATGAAGAAAGTGCACTTGCTAAGTTAGGTATGACACCAGAACAGGCGGTGTGGAGAAGAGATAAGATTTCTATTAGTGGATTGGACGCATTTCATGTGGAATATCCAAGTACACCGGAAGAATCATTTCTTGCTACAGGTTCATCTGTATTTGATAACAATAAGGTCATTAAATTACAACAGGCATTAACGAGCCAAAAAATCAGCCCGTTAAAAGTAGATAAAATAGTTGGTCTGCCACAGATACTTAGGACTTATGTGCAGAATAAATCACTTGATATATATAAAGTGCCAAGAGTCGGCATGAAATATTACATAGGTGTGGACGTATCGGAAGGACTCGGAGGTAAACATGACTATTCTACTATGTTTGTAATGGATAAGGATGGTGAGCAAGTGGCTGAGTTCCATAATAATAAGGTACAGCCATATCTCTATGCAGATATATGTAATGCAGTCGGACGCTTCTATAATAAAGCTTTGCTCTGTGTCGAGAAAGCATCAGGCGGTCATTCTGTTATTGAGAGATTGAGATATGAGCATAAGTATATGAACATGGTTAAATATAAGACCTATGATGAATATAATCGTGCTATATGGAAGGTCGGATTTGATACAACGCAGAAGTCAAAAAGCATTGCAGTCAATGATGCTCGTGAATGGTTCGATAAGGGTATGGTGCGTATTATGAGCAATAATCTTTTAGAGGAAATGAAAACATTTGTTGCAGAAGAGAATGGTTCATTTAATGCGGTTGTCGGCTGTCATGACGATTTAGTGTCAGCATTTTGGCTCTGTATTCAGGGCATAAAGAGTGGGTTCTGGTATCCATTCTAATCAGAATAATTATTAACAGAATAGGGAATTTAGGACTTTAATGACGTTAGGTATAGATTTATATGCCTAGCTTTTTTTATTGTCTATTTTCCCTATTGTAACAGTAAATAGAAAGGAAGAAATATGACAATACAAGAATATATAGATAAGCAGTATGATGGTTCTGCTACTTGGTTCATGGAAGAAGTTAATCAGAAGAATCATGTGGCTAGAATTGCAGGTGTTGTAGCAAATATGGATTATCTTGCAGGACGACATAAAGTATTAAGCAGAGAAGATTGCTATTACAAAGGTAAGGTATTAAGGACACGTAAGACTATATTGAATTATGCTAAAACTGTTCTGCGTTTCCATGATACATTTCTGCTTGGAAAGAAGGTTTCATTAAGCTCAAAGGATAATGAGACAGTTAATACATTCAATGATATTTATAGGCTTGGTCAGTACGAGACAGTTGACTATCAGATACTTGACAGAGTAAATAAGTTTGGTGACGCATATGAGGTTGTATATATTGATAATGGAGTTATTAAGAGTAAGGTGCTTGATAGTGCTTGCAGTTATCCTGTATATGATGATATGGGAGAGTATCTTGCTTTCATTGAGCATTGGACGGATGTATTTACAAGTATCACTTATTGGAATGTATATTATCCTACATACGTTGAGCATTGGAGTAATGAGGGTGCAGATGAGCATTTAGTATCTACTACTATGGCTATTGGTCTGCCTATCCACTATCATAATTTCAGTGATGAGGACTATAATTATGGTGTGAGTATGCTTACGGACATTAAACCTATAATGGATGAATTAGAGGACATTATGAGCAAGATGGGTGATGCTATATATGTTAATTCACTCAATCCTATGAATGTAGCAATCGGACAGAGAATAGAGAGTTCAATACC